AATATTTGAATATAATTTGGACTTATCTTTATACCTGTTAATGTTAATCAAGCAATCTTGCCATTGAGCTGGCCATCTAATATACTCAAATTTTTCTTTTAAACCATCTATACTTACCAGCAAAGTCACAGTCTTAAATTTTTCCCATCTAGACCAAAATTCATCTGTGGGGAAAACAGTACCGTTTGTTATGTGTGTTAGATTTATGTCCCCACTTGTATTGTTATCAATTAAAAAGTCCAACCACTCTAGTTGTTGGGTTGTACCTGATAAAAATGGTTCTCCTCCCGAGATTTCTATACTACTTAAATTAGTTAGGCTGTCACGCAGAGATTCAGTAAATTCTGGATTGTTATAAAATTTTTGGTGTTTATAAATGGTGATATCGGGAAGAATATTTTTAACTTTGCGTTCGTTATCTGCCCACTTGCTGCTGGCATAACTATAACAAGTCCTGCAAGCAAGATTACAAGTGTTACCAAATGCCAATTGTAATTTTGTAAATGCCTGGCTAGTAGAACTAGTGGCACTAGATTCTAGCATTCTTTTAGACACTAAACCTGAATCTTCATCCTGCCAACAACGATTGCAACCGCTGGGCCTTTGTCCCTGTAGAAATTGATCTTTTAGATCTTTAAGTTCAGGGCTATTCCTATAATCAACTAAGTTATCTGCTAGAGAATGTTTATATTTGCAGCAAGGACGAAAATTACCCTGAGGATCTATATCAAGATTGTCCCAGGGTAAAGAGCAATAGTGTTGCATTAATTATTTTTTATCTGGAAAAGGCCAGACTGGCATTGACTCTATTACGTCCTTTTCCGAATCTGCCGGATTAATTTTAGCAAGTTCGTCGAAGCTTATTTCCTCATCATCTTCTTCTTTAAAGTCAACAGCGTTGCCATTCTCATCTGCACAAATTATCTTGACACGATTGCCTAGTTCATCTTCTATTAGAATAGGCCCCCATACCCAGGCTTCAGTATCAGTCTGACTCCAACCTTCTTCATCTTCTAAAACTTCATATACGCTAGAATCACCAAAACGTTCTAATAATTGTTCCTGCTCTTCTTCGTCCATATCATCTGGGAAATCGAAATCCTCCCAGCATCCATCAGTCATACTGTCCAGTTCGGAATTAATAATGTTATTAACACAGCAATCGTACATATTAATACTGTCGCAGCGGCCATCACCGCCTGGAACGTAGGTAAACTCAAATTTGGGAGGAAGATCATCGTCTGTTTCTACAATAAAATTACTCCAACGATATCCAGTTTTGCGAACAATACTTTCACCATCTTTATAATAGTATTCGTGTTCTTCGCAGGACTTTTTATAATAAGTTGATACGTTCCAGGTAGCCATTAGTTATGTCCCTTCATACTTAGGCAGATGTCATAAAACTCTTTTTTAAGAGCGGGGTCTTCTAGAAAACGTCCTAGCATAATCGCTGTTGTCATATCGCTTTCGTGTTCACGTACACCACGGTGTGTCATACAATGATGTTCAGCTTTGACCACCACAGCAATATTTTCTGTTTTGGCATACTGTTTTAGTGCCTCAGCAATCTGTGTTGTCATTTCTTCCTGAATCTGTGGACGCTCACAGATATGGTGTACAATACGATTGAACTTACTTAGTCCAATCACTTCGTTCTCAGGAATAATACCCACCCAGCAACGGCCTACAATATTTTGAAAATGATGTGCGCAGGTGCTTCGAATAGAAATAGGGCCTGTGGTGTAAAGACTTTTATAACCTAGGTTAGGGAAGGCTGTGACCTTGGGAGTAGGCAGATAGCGTCCACTAAATGTTTCCTGAATAAACATTTTAGCCACACGCCTAGCAGTATCCTGTGTGTTGTGGTCGTTGTCAATATCAATAACCAAGCTACGCAGAACATCTTCTAGATTGGCTGCGACTTCGTCTTGTAGTAGTTCCAGTTCTTTATCCCGGATAAACTGAGCGATATTATCATTACTATGATATCTTGCACCAGCACTTAGGATACGCTGTCTTATTTCTTCACTAATAGGTAGTTTCATTTTTTTGATTAGTTGTCACGTGGAAGGTGGGAAATTTCTGTTACAACTGCTAACATTGAATCTAGATCGTTGCATAGGATCTTGGCACTTGCCCAATCATTATCTTCATTGCGTCCACTTACATCTACCATAAATCCATTGTCGTACATATTGACAGTAAAACTGTCACTTACTTTGCTTAGTTTGTCAGATACTTTCATACTTCCTCCTTTTAATAGCACATATTAAACATTTTTTAGCAGTTTGTCAAGCATAACATTTGCATTTAGATAAGTTTCAATAAGAATACGTCTTTGCCTTGCCAAAACGTCCAAATACTTGTTACGATTATTAACACGTTCGTTAATAAAGTCTTTAAGATGACCTGCATATTTGGTATAGGATTCAAAATTTTCTGTCCATTCTGCGGGATATTTAAATTCATCCATATACATTTCACTATAACTACATCTATCAGGTACAACTGGTATTACACCTGCTAGAACACCTTCCATCATACTGATCCCAAGGTTTTCGTGCAGGCTACAACTAAACATTACAGAGCAATCTCCCAGAGTTTCATAATAATCCTCCTTGGAAAGATTCATTTTTTGTGTAATGATTAACTTATGCCCTAGGCGATTTGCTAGATCTTCAACTATTTCCGGTTGTTTATCGGCATTGTATCTATGAGGCCAAATAACTTTTTTCGATTTTGGTTTATACCATTGAACAGTACATTCTCCTATAATAGGATTATGTGGTTGGCCGCTTCTTACTGCACGGTGTTGTTCACTATCAATGCAAAGATTCTTCAAAAACATATTTTTGTGAAACTCAGTGGCAAAATAATTAAAATCACAACTATAAAACCAACTACGTTCTTGATGCCAGGGCCAGGGCTTGTTCATCTTGTAGCCTAGTATATCACTGGGGTCATAGGCACCGGCGTGCCAGATGCCGTGTATTTCCACAGGAATGTCTAGTAAGTCACTCATATACTTAATGGGCGTGATTACAAAGTTCCAGGCATCGGTTACCAAAAACTTATCACCAGCCTTGATGACACCGTCACTAAACATACGACTAATCTTTTCCGCCTGGCTTGCCTTGTAGACATTGGTGGCACCAAAATCTAAAAAAGCACCAGTGGTAGTATTAGGTGGAATGCTCACGCCATCGATTGTGACCACTTTAACATCTAGAGTGCGTTTCTTTATTTCCTGATCTATTATCGTGGGAATATTTTGATACCATTGTTTGGTATATCTAGCGTCTATAGGTTCAATTGGAACAATATAGATAGTTGTCATTTACTTGTGTCCGTGCCATAAAGTTTGAGCCCCGGGAATAGCTGACTTTTCTAGTGCAGTATCCATTGCAGTTTTGGCTCGCACATCTGGAATCTTTTGAGCCAACTTTTCCAGAGTTCCCAATTGTGGACCCCACTGTTCAGGATATTTTGGGCGAGTGCCTTCTGTATGACTAAAGCTAGAAGCAGCAGCACGAGTAAAGGTTTCCAATCTATGGAACTGATCATCTAGGTTAGATAATTTAGTGTTTAGTGTACGCACATCTTCATAAAGTCTGCGTAACGGCCCATTGCGATGGGTCAACCCTGTGTTTTTATCTTCAGGTTCCGTTAATATAACCATCATCATTAGTTGCCGTAGTGCATTTTTAATTCTAGGATCGTCGCTGGTCATTGCTGTATCAAACATATCAATGAAACGTTCCATATCAAAGTCTTCTTGGTCTTTTTCTCTCATTGCCATTATAACCATCCACCTGCTCTCGCAATTCCAATTATGCCTACTAGAATCCAAAAACCATTCAGTAGTGTATAGGCACGATCCTTTTTAAGAGTCGCGCAGTAAGTTAAGAGTATAGCATCAAGTGTATTAAAGACCCAGACAAACATAAAAGGACTTGCTGGGCCTAACCAGGACACTAGAGTAAAGCTGATGATACGCATTATTACACCCAACATTTCCATAGCAGGAATGTTGGCCTTGATAAAATCAAGAACTATGTTCATTGTTGATTACTTTCTTTGTTTTGTTGACGCAACAGCCAGTTACGCTGTTTTTCAAATTTACGATACTGCTCGGATTTGTAGAGATCCTTCTCGTCAAACTTTAACATATAGTTACGGCAGTAGTCTCTGTATGCTTCTAGATCGTCAAAGATCTTAGAAACTTCGGGTTTCATTTTAAAGTGCTTTTTGATATAAGCAGCTACCATTTTATTCTCCTTAAACTTTAATTGATAGGGCAGGTTTATTTAGGTTATAGCTAATAGCACAACCATTTTCGTTATCTTCACTGACTTCAATAATCACAGCTCGGCCGGGATATTTTTCAGCAATTTTAAGATATAGATCGTCAGCAATCATTTCACAAGACTTATAGTTTAGTTCTAAAACTGAACTATCATACAACCCTTGTAGCCATCTTTTGAATTGGATGAATTCAATGTCCCTGTCATTATGGAACACATCAATGTACACCCTGAAATGGAAGATGTGGCGATGAGGATGAGAGAGAAAACTAACGTCTTGTAACCGAGGATCTTCACCAGCTGCTGGATAGCAATGGATGCCCTCTTTTTGAAACGTAACCCAGATTTGTCTGCCTGCATTTTCCATTATCCTGTTTGCTGTTTCTCTTTGTTCTTGATTCATAATTAATTAAAATTTAAGTTGTTGGCAATAGTATTATAATTAATGATCATCATCGTGTAAAGTATTATGGTCATAGTCCCATTGCAATCTATTTAGACGACTTATCTCATCTCTTAAAGAAAGTTTGCGTTTTTTTAGCTCAGTTAACTTATCTTTTTCTACGTGCGGATGATTTCTTTCCATATCGTCGATTTGTTTATTTAAAACTCGGTGCATTTCTTCTAGATGACGAATTTTTTCCTTATACATTGGATTCCTCAAATAAACTTGGATTTAATACTACTTCTGCTTTTTTACGTTCTACTGCTTCCGTTACTGGACCACTTCCTTCTAGATCGAAATGTTCCTGTAATTTAGTATGGGCGTTAACTGCACGTTTACCCAAAAAACCGTTTGCACTTGATCCCACTATGCAGGTATACCATCTATCGAACTCGTCAATTTTACGCATTGCATCTGCGTGGGTGGGCGCACTAAAGATATCGTCAGTGACCTGTCTAAAAGTCTCTCGCACTGTTACCTCACGTACAAGCATTTCTGGTATAACACCTGCATCATAGAGTTCATTGCCATCCTGTACTGCCTTGAGATGAGCGTAGACATTGTGTCCCATTAAAATAGCATAGGCAAAACTGTCCCAGCTTGTGCGACCTTCCTTACCTATCTTATTTAGATCGCCGGGGCCGTACCAACAGATATCGGAAATTTTAGTTCGATTAATTATGGGACTAGGAATAAATTCCTCAAATAATCCATCCTGCATAACAGCATCTCGGAAGTAACGATTGTCGTTGGCATACTTTTTGTCGTCTACACATTTTTTCATCTTGTAGCTCCATTTGGACCTATCCTCAAGATTATTTTTCCAGTAGACCTGACCGTTAGCAGTAGCTAGGAAAGGACTAGCACAATCAAAACTGACAGTTAAATCAGGATTATGATATTTTCTCACAGCACGTTGTACATCAGTAAACAACATAGCCCACTCTAGTTTACTAGTTCCCAGATAGTGTATCCAGTCCTGTTTGCCCTGTTCTAGAAGTCCGTCCTCCATAAGTGTGACTAGACGTTTTAGTACAAGATGCACATCACATTTATTTTGTGATCCCATAGCCCAACCATTAAAATGGTCATTGGGGAATATACGATGATCACTGTATTTTTTCATCTCAGCATACCATTGGTCTGCTTGTGTGTGATTGTCACCCTGTAGAACAGTAAGGAACTTACATCGACCTTTGCGATGTTTCATCCAGTACTCATAGTTGTACTTTGTTGCCTCCACTGCTTCATCATAGGTTGTAATTTTAGTGGCTTCACGACCCTTTGGTGTGCGTCCCACCCAGCCTGGGATATCAAGAGTCATACCGTAGTCCATATACTCTTCCATCCAGTCAAGTACCTGAACACGTTTTTTCTGTGCCTGTGGACAACCACTGCCAGCTCGCCAGTCTCCTTCCCAGACACCTTTACCAATTTGAAATCCGCCACTATCTCCTAGAATAAAGGAATATTCTCGGTCGCGATTACGTACCATATCTTCTTCAGGAGCATCCTTGGTTATGTCTAGTTCAGCGTGACCTGCGGAGTAGAGTGCCCACTTGTAGGGAAAGTATGCCTCGGTGGGATTAAGCCAGTTCATACCCTCAATACCATTTTCAAAGTCTGAGGGTACACGAGCTTGTTCTACAAAATTTCCACGACGTTGTTTACCAATATAACCAGCATAAAAGCCACTTAATGCAGGTAAAAACACAGCGTATTTACTAAGTCCATTAGGTCCTAATTGTTTGGCTGTAAGATCATCACGCTCCATCTTGTTCCTTTTCTTCTTGTTGACATAGGACTTTTAACATTTCAAATTTATCATATAGATCTTTTAGACCAGGATGTTTATCCATAAGTCTCTTAAGCTCTTGTTCTTCTTGCATTTTTTGGCGTGCCCAGTCAATGGCAGAAGCTGCATCTCCAGTCAAGTCTAAGTGTGTATGTCCTGATTGTATTTGAAGCCAATTAGACCCATCATAAACTTCAAAACCCTGCAGACTTGTATTAAATCTTACCTGTCCCACATTAAGAGCTCCGGGACTGGGATTCATATAAGTGGGCGAAGGGTTTCCATTATTCACACTTACATATCTACTGCCAGTGAGGGATCTAATCATTTTTGTTGTGCTGGTAAAATATAGTTGTAGTCTACAATACCACTATCCACAGTGATCATCGCTGCACCCTGATCACTAATTTTAAAAGTCTTATCGCCAGGCAGTGATAGAATACCAATCGCTGCATTAATAGGCCAACTCCAAGCCTTGGTTAAGTTGCCATTAACGCCGGACTGAAACACAAAGTTACCTGCGTGGGTACTATGATCACCAAAGTAAAACTTAAGGTCTCCGTTTTCTACCTTGGCAATGAAGGTAGTTTCTTCACTGTTTGCACTAGCCTGAAAACGTAGACGCTGGATACTGGCCACGCTGGGCACTAGTTCAACGTCCCAGGTAACGCCTTTGAATTTAATAGTTTTAAGTTTGTCATTGACAATCTCGGCACTCATAAATCTGTAGTCATTGATAAAGTCACGATTGGCGTTTTCAAAGTGTACACCCACAGGAACATCTTCACCATCACGGTTTTGTTTAACCACAGTGATGTTGGGATTTTCTTTATATTCGGGAATGTTTAGGATAGTGTTTAGTTTGTTTAGATTTGGCATACCAAAAGTGCCAATAAAGTCGGGCACAATGCCCTTGAATTTGGCCATAACAATAACACTGCGGTCTCCGGCTACTGCTTCAAGATTAGTTTCCTGATCAGTGCCTGTGATTTTTACAAGGTCGATAAATCCCAGACTGTGAGTGTGGGCTACGATATCTTGAAGATAGTCTTTCATTGAAGTCTCCATAAATGTATTAAAAGTGTAACGTTTATATTTAGATCAGTCAAGATCTTTGATATATTAGGTGTTTACGATTTCACCTAAAGTTGGGTGTGCTCTTATTGATTGTAAAATGCCTGGTTTTTTAAGTGTAACTGTGGAAATATCTTCCTCTGGGTGGTTAAATTCTACTATTTCTAATTCGAATTTTTGAGCTAGTTGCTCTAGTAATTTTTTATTCATCCAGGGTTTGTACCTTTTATCAACAAACTGGGCGCCGCGTGGTGTATCACAGTCGTTGAAGTCAAAAAACATTATACCACCTGGTCTTAATAGTCTACTACATTCATTGAGTACTCTTCCCAGTTCGAAATAATAGTAGTAGCTAAGTGTGTTCCAGCTAAAAATAAAACCTAGTTGATTTTTGGGAAGTCTAGAATATTGTTCAATGCGTACATTGCGATCTATTAAGTATGGACGCAACCTTCTCTGATAAGTTTTGTTGAATTTATTTAGAGTGCTGTCTAGTGCCTCCTGATATAGATCAGTAAGATAAAGAGGATCAGCAGCTACCATCCAGGGAGTAAATTCACTGTTTCCACATCCTATCTCCAAGGCAGGATATTGCCAACCAGTGTATTTAGATATAATATTTTTCACAAACTCTCTGGTAGTATCTTCTATTTTCAAATAGCGTAGATTTTTTTCATTCTCGTAATTTTCTAATAGCTGATTGTCGACTCCATCTTGGTTGTCGTTCAAAAAACTAAAATATAATAGGGGCGAAGTTAATAGCTCTATCTTTTTATCTATATTTTCCAGACAAGTTTGTACATACTTAGTTTCTTTATCAGTATATAAAATAATAGAATGCAAACTGGTCAATAGATCATCAACTAGATTGTAACCAAATTCTGGGTCTCCAAGAGAGTCACGTTCTGATTCTATATAATGATTAATTGTGTTTGTATAGACATCTTTAAGGTCCTTGAGATGTATTTCTAGTCCTCTAAGATCAATGTTGCTCAGACTTTGCCTTAGAGCTATTAGATTTTTCAAACTTAGATTATTGATATTAGGCATTACTATAAAAATTCATTAAGATTAGTTGCGTTTATTTTTGACTCTTTGAGTAAAGGGTTCTGCATTATTTTTAGAAACTCGTTGTGCTCAGGGTGACTAGTATGCCAAATAGCGTGATCTTTAAATGTATTTAGACCATTTTCTGTCCAGGTACCCCAGTCTACTACTTTTTGAAAACTTATAACATCAAAATCTAGGGACTTACATAATTCTATAAACTGGGGAATGTCTCTGTAATTATTAGTTTGAACTACAAAGTTTGATTCTATAATTACTTTAGATTTATTCTGTTTTTTCCAGTCTACCAAAAATTTACTACTAGACAACAATTTATTCCATTCCCCGCCACGCCTAGTTAATTTATATACAGGTTCAGAGCCAGCATCAAAACTAATACGGACTCTTTCTATGTTTTTGTGTACATTTGCCAATTTATGCCAGTGCGCCTCTAATAGTATTCCGTTAGTAACTATTTCTATTTGTGTATCTGGTCTATTTTTGAGATCAAGCTTGGTTAAAAGTTCTCTATAAATTAAACTTGCAAAAGGATCACCGTCGCCACTAAGTGTAAATCTTAACCATTCAGTTTGTTTTTGTATTAGCTTGACAAGATGATCTACTATCTTGATTCTTTTGTCGTATTCAGGACCTTCATTGATAAACTGAAAGTTTTTCCTGCAACTAGGACAGGTAAGATTGCAACTACTATCAATGGCAAAGTTAATCCAGTTTATACTATCTAGTTTAGTGTCAAAATTAGTCACTAATTCTTTCTCAGGTTCTTGAAGTAGTCCGCATTCAGAACTACAGTACCTATAACTACCGTCCAGGATGCTAGCCTGTATTGCTCTTGCTCTTGGACTACGTATAATTTCATCCAGTGAGTTAAACTCCCAGACTTTTCCTAGGCTTATGGGCAACCAGACCTGACAGATACAGGCATAGATATCACCTTCTCCATCCACAGTGATTGTATTGAAGGGGTGTAGGCAATACCTCCCCAGTAGTTTAAGATCTTTGTTAAAATTCATTCCACGTTGTATGTAATTCCAACTGTGTGCTGGAGCCACGTCACGCTGTGTAAAAATTTTTACATTCTTGTATTCTGGGTTTTCTATATCTATAACAGATCTTGATTTCATTCAAATTCAAATAAACTCTCAAAAGTAGAACTTATATCAGTGTTTTCTGCTATTCGCCAGTTTAGTACACCCAGTAAGTTCTCTATTTTTTTATCTACAATAGTAGTTTCCATTGTATCACTGTCGAAAGGCAAATCTTTAAACCATTGCGGGATATGACTTTCATCTGTGGGATAGCCCACACTTGTAAAGCCCATAGGATTATTTTTTAATTTACATACAATAGTTTTCATACCATCCACAATGGCCATACTGTAGTTATCACTGTTCATCTTACGCAACTTATTCCAGTTATAGGCAGCGCGAACGTGGCCTGGGAGGTTAGCCTTGCTGTTAGCTTCAGCCATTGCAGTGTATTTTGTCAAATTATTAACACGTTTAGGAGTTCCCTTTTCCCAGGCTGGAAGATTCTGAAAGTTTATTTTAAATTGTTTTATTTTGTCTAGAATTTGATTCTTGGGAATATCAGTGAGCACATCTAGTAATATTTCACTGAGAAAGTCCTGTACTACCTTGGGAGTATCAGATCGTTTGAGGTCAAGACCCATAGCCTTGACCTTGCCTGGTTTCCCTCCAGTGTCCAATCTTTTTCCTTCTTTATCATAAATTAAAACTGCATATCTCTTTTTAGTTATAAAAAGACCCTTGGTTGCTACTAGTTCTCGACCGCCACGTATAATTGCACCCTGTTCTCTAGGGCAATGAAAACTTTGTTCCATCATTGCAGGAAAACTATCATTGAGTTGATCAGCAATGTTGTCATAGACCTGCAGGCAAATTTCTTTACTCCATTCCATCCTACCAGCATTAACATCATCACGTATCAAGGGCCAGGCACTAAAATATACAGAATCAGTATCACCATAGATCACTGCTTCACCCACGTGATCATATTTTCCTGTAATAGCTTCGTTTACAAAACTATCCATATGCTTGGCGATAGTTCTGCCGCAGAGTGTGGTACTTTGTCCGATCCTGTGATCAAAAAATCTACAGTAGGGATTTAAGATAGCACCGTATAGACTGTTAAGATTAATCTTTTTAACTAACTGACGCTTATCCCAGTATTCTTGTTCTTCTACAGTACCAGTGGCAATACATTCTTTAAGCTTGGCTTGCATTTGTTTACGTTCAGCATACCAGCGTTCCAGTAGTCCCGGCACGATGCCTTTTCTATCCGAACTAAAAATTGTGCCGTTGGCGCTCAATATCCAGGATTTGTTGCTATTAAAGATAAGATGCCAGACATCACGGGCACTTAATACATCGCTGCTGCCATCAACCTCCCAGTCAATGGTAATTTCTGTACCAGCATCCATACGCATCACTGCTTCATACTCAAGACTACCAAACAGTCCCTCCCAGCTTGCAGCAAAACTCTTGCCCTCTTGCATTTTTTTCTGTATGTATCTTTCTGTCATTATGGGACGTAATTGGCCCACAATGGTTTCTGGTCCCATATTCAGTGCTCTAATTGCGCTGGGATACAGTGAGTTGATGTCAATGGCTCCGATGTATTCGTGGACTCCGGCCTTGGGCGTAGCAACATAGGCACCTGCTGCTTGAGTTTCGTCGAATCCTTCGTCTTCAAGATCGTCGTCTCGGGAATCTTTGACTTGCTTGTTAGGTACGACCAAGTTCTGACTGTGTGCTTCATTGATGATTGCCTGTTCAGTGGTTGCCACTGCACCCATTGTGGTTTGCAATAGTACAGTGTTGTCGTGTGCAATTGTGTTGGCTAGATCTAGAAAACGCAATTTTTTATCTAGTTTGGCCAACAGTCTTGTATCCTGCCTGTTGTACTCTATAAATTTTTCAAAGTCTCTGTTGTATAACTGGTCCAGCGTACCTTCGTAGGGGGTTTTACTGCCACATTCCTCATATTCACCAATAGCATCTAGACTGTAACTATGTCGTTCTTCATAGGTATATTTTCTGTAGAGCTGCATATAGTCTAGATGAACTCGACCAAATAATTCAAAGGTCATTTGTTCAGCGCCGAATCTTTCAAAATGTTTTACTCTGGGCATCATCCCCCAGAGACACATTCTTCTTGTATCATCCTTGCTGAGCACACGAGTAATTCTACCAATAGTGTAGGGAATATCATAACCCTCACTGTTCCAGCCACTCAGTATGTCAGCATCTTCTATTAGATTTAGGAAAGTATCCAGTAACTCTGCTTCGCTGGTAAAAATAAATGTGTCAGTAAATTTAACTGCTATTTCATCTGCTGTTTTAACACTCATTGCCTTGGGAGGTATGGCTAGAGTAATTAACTTGTCCATCCAGTCAAGATACAAGCTTATGGCTGTGATCTTACTAAAGGGATCTGTGATGGGAGCGAAGCCACGTTCACTGTCGAAGTCTGTTTCAATATCGAAAAAAGCAGTGTGTAGTTTTGGTGGATCAGCACCTAGATAATTATCTTCCAGGCATCTGTTAACTGGCTTAATGTCACTTTCCCAGATTCTCTTATGCCCGTGTATTCTAAGTTCCTTTTGGAATTCTTTATTGTTAATGGTAGTTACACGAGTAACTGGCGTGCCATAGATTGTGCGGTGTTTGCCACGAGGGTCATCATAGTAGAATGTATAATTTACTGGATACTCACGGAACACTCTTTCTCCATTTATACGTTCAACCACACGAACCAGATCTTTATCTTTGTCGTAATTTGCATCAATATAACTCATAGGTCTATTCTACTTTTTATTATTAAACAAGTCAACTAAGAATGTGCTTAAATTTGCTAGTTGTAGCCCAAGATATAAAAATAAAAATACCACTAGTCCTAGTAATATCCAGTAACCTACTAGACTTGCCAGGATGATAAGATTATTCATAATAAATCTGGTAGATATTTTTTATATCAAGTTCAGGATGAAGTTTTTGTATACTGTCTAATAGCTCAAGCATTGGAACATTAGTGTCAGCCCATTCTATTGTATCAAAGTAATTCATCATAGAATTATAAACACGGGAATCCCTAATAGACACTGTATCTTGAAACTGCTGTTTAATTTTTTCCATAACTTTTCTAGGTACTATTTCTAAACCTGTGCTCTGTGTCTTGGAAACTACGATATTTAGGTTTATGAGATGTACGGGTATTTTGCATTCAGATTTATCTACTAAAAAATCCCAAAGTTTATGAATATGATGTATGTTTAAAGCTGTTACTGTAGTATTAATGCAATAAGTTATATTGGTATTTTCCTGCCAAAATTTATGTAATTTTTGATAGTTCGAGTAAATCATAGTCCAATTACTGGGTGTCCTCTGAATATACGCTATTTCGTCCATACCATCTATACTAGAGGTAACAATAACTTTTTTGAATGGTTTAACACAATCTAACAATCTTTTGTTAATATTAGTTGTATTAGTTATAATCTGAATTTCTAAATTGTCTATATTTTTACTATATTTTAATTCTTCTAAAAAACGGATATTTTCTTCTAATAGTGTAGGTTCCCCACCAGTAAGATTAATGTGGTAAACACTATCTTTGATTTCTGAAAAAATCTTTGTCATCGTGTGAGTTTTAGGCCAGTTGTAATTTCTACCAAAAGACATATATATATCTTCAGGATGGCCCATAAGACTATGAAGTTTAGTATCTTTAATAGTTAGATTTTTCTTTTTATAAAATTTACTCCAAGTATTACTATAACGAGGATAACACATTTTGCAAGCTAGATTGCATAAATTTCCACTCATAACCTGGAAGTCCACTGGATGGTTATCGATTCTTCCCTGATTTTCTTCAGCCTGCCTTGTACTACTTGCAAAGTCAAGACCCTGGTTCTGGAATACTTGAAACCTCCCCACACTACTTTTTCTTGTACTAACAGAGCTATCATTCAACTCTGTGGTCCAGCATTGATGACAACTAGCTGGCTGCTCACCTTGTAAAAACTTTTTTCTAAGTGTTTTATAATGATCACTATTCCAGGCTTCGAGTAGACTGTGTGTTTGGACGTTAAATTTCTGTCCTTTACTATCTAGATTTTGCCCTGCGTCACTACAGCATACCAGTATGTTGCCATCTGGATCAATATGCATACTGCCAAATGGCATAGGGCAAAACTTATTTGACATTAAAGTGTTTTTCCAACAGTTTGAAGAATAGTATTTAGTTCTTCATTGTCAGCATTTTCATCACCAAGTTTGGATTTAAATGCGATCTTGATAGCCTTTTTAAGTATAGCTGGTTTAATTTCCATTTCTTCAGCTACAGCCTTGACAGTATCATTTAGGCCTGCGGTTAAATCTTCTACTTCCTGCATCACAGTCATACCTTCATTGATTAGCTGTGTTAGTTTTGCTTTTTGGTCACTGGAAAACATTCTACTAGACATTTACATCTCCTTAAAAAATTACATAATAGCTTATATTATAAGT